ACGTACAATCCCACGCAGCATCCCACGCAGCAGCCCCCGCAGCATCCCCCGCAGCAGCCCACGCAGCAGCCCGCGCAGCATCCCACGCAGCATCCCGCGCAGCATCCCACGCAGAATCCCACGCAGCCCCAGCATCCCACGCAGCATCCCACGCAGCCACAGCAGCCCGCGCAGCCCCAGCAGCCCCAGCAGCCCGCGCAGAATCCCACGCAGCCCCAGCAGCCCGCGCAGCCCCAGCAGCAGCCAGCTCCTGTTCAGTAGATTCGCCGTTCGCGAATTTGCGAGCGGTATCAATGCACGCCTGGACTCGCGGATCCGTGTTCAGGTGCGAAACGCGCTGAGCGCAGTCGCAGGCGTAGAGCCTAGCCTGTCGTTCAATTCCGGCGACGGATCGCAACGACCACAATGCGTCATCAAGGCCGCTGATTTCCAGTATGCGCTCCAAAGGCAGCACCTCGTCGTCCGCTCCGGTCTTTCCAAGTCCTTTGAGCAGCTTAGACCAACCCGAGCCGCACGGATCGTGCTTCCGGATTTCGCTGAGTGTGGTGCTATATTTCATCGGGCACCTCCATCGAATGAGACTCGGTCAATGCTGTATCCGCCAGATAGGCGAACGGTGGTGCTGTCGAGCAATACAAGCGCCCCTCCCCACGGAAGCAGCCAAGCCTCACTCATTGTTTTTGTCTTGTGCTTGTCCCCGTTATCCCTGGTAACAAAACACTCAGATCCAACCGGGTGCTTTGCGTTCCAGTCGCTCACCTGCTTTTCGGTGTACGTCTTCGGCTTCATCGCGCACCTCCCCGGAACATCCAGATGCTGTTGACCGTGTCCGCGTACAGCGGGCGTTCGACCGGCATCGTGACGGCGTCCTTGACCTTGCCGTAGGCCAGCCACAGACCGAGCAAGGCGAGACCTACACCGGCAACAGCGCGGTGACCACGGCTCTGGCGCATCGCAATAGCCGTTGCCGGTTGGTCCTGTGCGATGAAGTGCTCGACGGCCTGCTTCAGAAGCTCGCCGAGACTGAGACCGCGGATGTCGGCCTGCTTGCCAACAGCGAGCCTCCATTCAACCGGAACGTTGATCGTCGTGTTGCACGTGCCAACCGGCAGCGGTCTGGTCGTGGGAAGCGGGTGTCTGTGCATGCTACTAATCCAGTGAGGTTGATTTGTTGTTTCGGGCGTGGTTCGTTGTTGCTGTGCGTTTACGCAGTCACGCGCTTAGCCTCCACGGCCACTGCGGCGGACACGAAGTCGACCAACCGTTGGCCCGTGTGTGCGCAGGCAATCCGTGCCGCTTTGTGGGCATCCCTGCGGATTGGAACTGTGGCCCGGGGCTCATGGCCCACCTTGGGCTGCTTACTAACCGTTTTGTTTTTCATTCGCGTAAGTTGGCAAGTGCGTAACGAGGAAACAGGTACGTAATGAAACACGTATACGCAATAAAAAACGTACAGATTTCTTTGGGGGAGCAGGTTCGTGCTCGGCGTAAAGCACTTAAATCACGTTAAATCTCGGCCATGATTTAAGCATGATGGGATAAGAGGCCGGGTGTTGTCAACACTCTACCACAACGTGTTGTGGCGGTCAGGCGTCTTCAGCATCGGTGCCTGTTTACTGCTAGCGGTTTCCAGCTAATTCACGGCCAGGATGCAGATCACGGGCGCATGTCAATCCATCGCTGGCGGGGTCTATCGGAATTCCGATGGACGTCTGCGGGATATCCAGCAGACCAATGTGATGGCCCAAGTACTGCTCAGGTCATCCATGCAAGTGGTTGATTACAAGCACCAATGCAAGGTCTATGGGATATCCCATAGACGTCTGCGCGAATATGCGCAGACCCCTACGGCCTCAACCCCACCCACCGCTCCGCAAAAGTGAAAGCCAATCAAACCAGCCGCGCTCCTTGGAGCCTCGAAGTCAAAGGCTAAGGCGAACGCGGCGCGCTCCAACGGCGCGAAGGGTGGAAGGCCGAAGATCAAAAAATAGCCCGCCCAGTTTCCTGAGCGAGCTGCGACCCTATCGGCGCTCGGGACATCTCTGCTCCCCGAAGCTCTCAGGCGATTTCTCGAACGAGTGCGTTGGCCGATCTGGCGGCTGAAATGCTATCCCATCACGGCATCAAGTCAACCCACCGATCCGCATCCTCCCGGCTGACCAGTTCCCGGTAAACCCTCAGCAGGATTCCGGCGTTGATGCTGTTTGCGGGAGCGATCATCGAAGGCATCCTGAAAAAGTAGCAGGAGAATTTCCCTACGCTTCAACGAGTTGCATGGCCTGCGTTCGTTTTGTGTTGCGAAACGGATTGGGTGAGGTAAGTTGATCCCGTGAACGAGACGCACAGCAGAGCAAAAGCGGGCGGGCAGGTCGGCGCGAACGGCGAGTGGTACGAAGGTGGTCAATTTATCGCCACCACAGACCACGCCAAGTCGCACAAGCGGGCCGCGAAGTCCTCCGGTAAGGTAGAGGTTGCCCCGTATGTGTGGGAATTTGCCCCCGAAGGAATGGCCCCAATTTACCGCTGCATGCGCGGGCTGGAGTTCGTGCGCAACGGCAGGGCTGAGTTTAACCCACGCCTGAGCGGAGAATATGCCACCGCCCAAGAAGTGGCCCGACGAATGGATCGCATCAGCCGGTTCAACGCTGGGGAGCGGTTTGAGGCTGTGTAATGCGGAAACGTTAGACTTATGATGACTCCTGAATCTCTCATTCAAAAGCTACTCGACCAAGGCGGCGCAATCGTCGGATCTGATTCCTGCTCTGCCACTGAAATCTCAATGGCACGCTCATTGGATCAGTTCGCCGTTCTTCCCGACGGCTGCGGCCTAGTGCTCAGGTCGGCGCAGTGGGTGAAGATGGCGGATGACGGCATGGCTGCAAGGCTTGCCGACTACGCGCTCGTTTCCCCTCTGAACCAATGAAACCTAAACCCCACGCCGGCCTCGGAAACAAAAACGCCGCCAAGGCCCCAGAGAAACGCCGGGTCACCCTGTCGCTGAGGGTAGCGGCTGGGAACTGGGCGGATCGGGTGGCGAAAAATCGGTAGGAAAATTCACCTCACCCACAACGAGTTACGCTGTTGCTTTTCGTTTTGTGTTGCGAAACGGATTGGGTGGGGTAAGTTGATCCCGTCGAAGCGATCAAGCTGAGACGAAACCACAAAAAGATGAACACGATCAGCAAGCAGACCGGTGACGGATTCGACTGCACCCCGGAGGTTTGGCAGATGGAGGATTCCTGTGACGGCGTTAAGCAATGGACGTGGGGGTGGGTGCCAGCCACGGGAAGCCGCTACAGCGCTGTTGGGAAGGGCATCTGGATGTCAGAGCAGGACGCCCGGGCTTCGATGGAAGCCGAGATCGCCGCCATTCGCCCCGGAAAGCCGATATGGGCTGGCGAGTACAACTGCACTCCATACTGGTCATTTGGAGGATTACGCGGATTCATGAGCCCTGCTGGCGCGGTGCGCTGCCTGCCTGGAAATGAATGGAGGAATGATCCGCTGTCGGATGCAGAGATTGCCGCTCTGAATGCGGCACGTTCCGCTGCCGAATCATCCGGATGGGATCTTTGGTCGTGAGTAAGCCCACCCATCGCGGTCGCGGCAACAAAAACGCCGCCAAGGCCCCCGACAAACGTCGGGTCACCCTTTCACTGCGGGTACTGCCTGAGACCAAGGAACGGCTCAAGCGGGCGGCTGAGGCTTACGGGTCGATGTCGAGGGCGGTGGATGCGTGGTCGCAACACTTCGAGCCCACCTACGCGGTTTACATTAGACTTAAAAACGGGGCGTTTCAGGAGTTTAAGCCACTCACCTACGCTGGAGTGCGAGATGTTACCAGTGAACTTCCGGAGGGAACTGAGGTCAAGATTTCAGAGCTGTAACCGGGCGCCGCAGCACTCGCCAAGGGTCACGTCACCAAGTCAACGTATGGGTCGGAGATCATCCGCACCACACGCTCCGAAGTTGCGTCTGGCCGGTAGTACGTGAACCCGGCCGAAAGCTCTTGGTTTGTGATCGTTGAAGTGTACGCCCACCCGCCACCCGACCGCGCTTCCGTGAATGGGTTGTAGTTGGACAGCGCCCTGGTGTACTGGTTACCTATCAGCAGCCGGGTGTTCAGTACCCCGTCCGTGAACCCGGAGAACACGGCATTGACACCAACGGCAAGGATGGACTCGGACATGCACAGCGCCTGGTCATCGTCCATCCAGTCTGAGCGGTTCATTCCGGTCGGGGATGGCTGGTCAGCTTTGACCGAGTTGTAGGTAGGCACCCCTCGATGCCTTGGTGCTTCCTCGCCGCTTGGAACCCACGAAGATGCGTCCACAGAGTACGCCTGCCCATCAATGTAGTCCCAATGGTCCTCGTCGATTGCGGCAAGGAAGTTTGAGATTCCCAGTGGTGACACCTCGTCGGCATAGTAGGAAGAAACGAACTCGTCCGAAAGGTCTGGCGAGTCTGGCGGCGAGAACGAATCTGCTAGACTCAAACCGCCTGTTTGAATTTCCGAGACGCTGGTGGTTGTTGGTGGTGGTATGGATAACCCGTGCTCGGCCTCGCCCCAGACTAGATGGAAGTAAGGCAGACCGTATGCAGTCGCGAGAGTCTGAACCGATTCGGTTGTGACCCAGTAGAAGTTTGAGTCAACTTCTGAGAAATCCCAGTCGCTTCCGGCGTATCCTGATGTGGTTGAAATCACCGTGCTTCCAGCGGCTACAACGTAGTCGTTTGCATAAATCAGGCCGTACCCTGATCCTGTGGGAGTTTCCACCACATACTTGTCCTTGTACCACAACGCGGCATCCCATCGAACCGTTTTGGATAGCTTGTAGTTGGCCTTCATGTCGGCCCAGTTCGGCAAGTCCTCTCGGTCTTCTATGCTCAGGAGCGAGGACCAGTTAGCTTTGGTCCAGTTGGTTGTAGGGTATCCCGGCGACAGGCCCCAGGCGCAATTCTTTGGCGGTGGAATGCGTGGGTGGCTGCCAATGTTTCCGGGGATTTGCCACTGGAAATCCGGGATGTACAACCCCGGGAAGCTGCTTGCATTCGTCCGCATCAGCCAGACGTTCTTGATCGTTATCAGCGGACTCGACCTGGTCCAAGCGTTCACGTTCCATGCAAGAGTGTTGTAGTCCTCTATCTGCATCGGGCGTCGAACGAACCAGGTGTCTGGATCCTCTCCATCCTCAGCCGTTGGAGTGCCCGAGTTGTACTGGACCCGTCTATCCTCGGCGATCTCGTCCGCGGCAGACCTGGCTTCGTCAAACTCCACCATGACCTTGTAACGGGTCTCGGTCATGTCGGCTGCTGTGCTGTCGTAAACGTCACCTCGAACCGCTGGTGTGACGTCGGTCAGGTACTTCAGGGACGGATACTCGATCAGGACCTTCCCGGTTGCAGTAGGTTCTGCTCCGGTCGTGCTGCTGAGAATGTCTGACCAGTCTGGAGTACTCCAGAATTCAGGCGTCCCGGCAGTGTGCGCCTGCATCCCGAAGGAACGGCCCCTGGTTGGCTTAAGGCTTCCGACGAGCCATCCCGGTGACTTGATGTGCAGCCAAGCCTTGCGCGAGACCGTTGCCCCGCTCCATCGCTGGTAAATGCCACCGTTGAACGGTTCCTGAAACCCTGTCCCGGAATGAACCATGGTCTCCACCGTGAACGAATAGGACCACTGCCCAGCGAACCCAAGCGGGGTCAACTGCCACTTAACGATTGAGTCGTGCACATTGGACACCTCATCGCCAGCGTCGCCAAGGTCGGATAACCTGGTGACCGCGTAGTCACTGCCAGTGTAGTGGGTTCCGGAGTACCCATAGACGGTGCCGTAGGTGCTCGTCGCCCCGTAAATGGTGCGAGTGAGAGTGTGAAGCGTCTTTCCGGTGTCGCTGTTGCCGGTGTAGGACGGGCTTGCAAGCGCCCCAATCGGAACGTCTTCAACAAGGGTGACTGGCAGTGTGCTGTACTGGCATTGCCTTTCGGCCCTCGAGAAACCAGCGTGCCCCGGAACGGTTACCGTTTGCGCCTGGCACCAGAGCACGTTGGACCCGTTACAGAACAGGTCAATGCCCATCGTGTCGTCACCAGGACCACCGGTTGAGACCCGGTCTAATTCGTAGGTGTCGCCAGATACCGTGACCGTGATTCCGATGGCATCCATGTCAGCCACCAGTGTGGAGGAGTCGCCAATCGTTCCGGATGTCTCGACAGGAGTTCCGTCCGTCTCGAATCCGATTGACTTGCACTCGCCCTTGTGGGCAATCAGGTCATGGATCTTGGTGGAGTCGCTGGATGGGTCACCAAACAGGGCGGTGTACCGTGCATACTCGTCGGGCGGGTCAACGTATGGGTCGCGGGTCGCTCCAAGCCTATCCATCCAGTCCAGGATGACGTTCGGGTTGCTGATTGGGTTGGCGATTGCGCTTTGCTCCAGCACCCACGCGCCTGTGGGCTGGTAGAACCGCTTGTCGATCCCAGCCCGCGCTTTCCACAGGTACGTCAGGCTGTCGTCAAAGTAGCCGTCCTCACGCCGGAATGATTTGCAGCCGAACTTTGGGAGCGTGAACGTCTCGTCGGTTCCGTCCGTACCGTCGCCGTTGTAGGTCTCGACGGTGATTTCCACCTCGACCGGGCTCAGGTTGTGGACGCGGAAATTGGCGTATCGGTTCCACTCACGCGGGATGGTGAACTCCTCCAGGCCCTCCAGAACGATCTCAGCGACGGCGTAGCGGTGCTTCCGCATGGCTCGACGGCCTCCGACCTCTTCCGGGGCCAGCCAGAACGTGTCCGCTCCATCCGTCCTTTGCAGCGCGATCAGCGACCACTCCAGCGGAAGCGTTGCGGCGGAGTCGTCAACAACCATCACCATCGTTCCGGTGTCCCGGCTGGTCTCAGTGGACGCGGCTGCATCCGTGTCCATCTGGTCCTGATCGTAGCTGTTGGTGCGCTCCAGATAGATCACCGACCCTTCACCCTTGAAGCAGTAAGCGGCACCCATCACTCCGGATGGGAATTGCACACCGTCAGCCACTGGGTCAGACGAAACCTCGGAGATTGGAAGGAAGAACTTGCGATCAATGACAGCAGTGGTCGCGTTCCCAACACCGTAGTTTGCGAGAAGGTATGGGGTCTTTCCGCTCAGAGCCTTGGTCAGCCTGCGGTCAAACTCAGTGACCAGCGTATTGAGATTTGATGCAGACCACCACGGCGAGTTGCTGACGTAAGGGACCGTTGCCATGGTAACTCAATACCACGTGTCGTCTGTGGAAACCACTGTGGAGCTTCCCTTGGTGTGAATCGTAATTCCACCACCAGCAAGTCTCTCGACCCTTGTGTTCGGTGAGTTTTGAACCTCCCGAGCCCGGATCGCGTCAATCAACTGGTTCACGGCACGTTGGAGCTTCCGGACATGCGGAACCGGTGAGTTCTCTGGAGTCTTTGTCGGTAGTCCCATCATTGATCAAATCTCCGCTGCTACCACTTCGACAATACACGTTGCAACCTGCGCGTCGAGCCAGAGTGTCTGGGAAGCGGCTACGGTGATAGGCCCCATGGACTTGCCCGGAAGAATCACAATCGGGTATGTGGACCCGCCATTGAACGAAAGAAGGACCTCGTTCGTCGCGTCCTGGTTCCTGATGAACAGGTGATAGCGGGCCGTCTGGTCAACTGGCGAAAGAGCCAGCGCACCAGCCGTTGTAGTGATAGCTGGGTTCGACTGGTACACCTGATCCCCAGCCATTGAGTGCGTGAAAATGGTTGTGTTATTGTCAACCAGTGTATCGCCAGCCGTGCGAGCAGAAAGCTTTGCGTTGATGCTAATGGTTCCAGGCATAAAGTAATCGGTTAAATGAACGTGTAGAGAGCATCAACCCAGAAGTTGCCCTCGAAGATGTACTCCTCATCAAAGCGGCCTGTGCCCTTATTGTACCCTGCGCGACGTGGCCCTTTGCGCCATCCCCAAGTTGATCCGGATGGTGCTGTCCAAGATGGGTTAGCTGGAATCAACGGCTGGAAAGCGGACGGAATTGAGAACGAAGAAATAAGCGACGCACGGCTGTAAACGGTAGAGGTAAGTGTGAGGGTTGACCGTGTAATTGAGTCTCCCACGTATGATCGAACGCGGCGAACAATTGGACGGTGAGTTTCCCATGCGGTTGCGCCGTCAAGACCAAGCTTAAACACCGCGCTAAGAACTGCATCTGGAGATGCTGATGAGGGTCCAAACGGATCAACTGGAGTATCACTTATAAGCGCCGCCTCAATCAGCTTTTTCTTGGCTGGCGTTGTCCTGATAATTGGCGCGACATCTGGGTTTGTCCAGATGCTAGGCTGCGTCGGAACCTCTTCATAGGACCACTCCTCGACCGGCGTCTCGAATCCAGACGGGTTGTCGCCATAGACAACAGTCATCCGAGACTTTCCACCCGGAACGAACTGAACCGAAATATCCTGCCCGGTAGCTGGGAGCGTCGCCCGGTAGTTATCAATCCCGGTCTGCGTCCCCTCGAACTCCATCACCCAGGCGCGGCGTCCGTCCACGGAGTTACGAGCACCCATCGCCACCAACGAAACCTCCGGGTTCCCCAGGTAGTTGAAATCAGGCCCTGCTTGAGTAACGGTGCTCATGGCGTGTTCATCGTCGCTGCGACGGACTTCTCGATTGTCTTCAGGCTCTGATCCATTGACGCCAGAGTGCGTTGCATGGAGCGGTTCAAGTCAGCGTTTGGACCGAAGAAGCCGCCGACGTTGGCGCGGTCGCCCATGTCGATGGCTGAGAACTGCCCACGCATTCTAGGCATTGGGCCAACCATTTCAGACGAGCGACCACTCATCGTGAAACCAGCAGGCATTCCGGTGCGGGTTGGAAACTCTTGATGTGGAGGGATTGGGCCTTGCGCATCGGATCCATTGGCAAGCGAATCAATGATTCGCTTGGTTGCGGTCTGCCCTGCTAGGTCTGCGCCTATCTGCAAAGGTGATTTTCCGGCCATTTCACCAGACAACATGCGAGCGCTTATTGCCTGAATGATTCTCCACAGATCACCGAGCTTGTCTCCGGCTTCGTCAAGCTTCTTGATTGATTTGTCGTCAACCATCTCTATCGGATCCAACATCGACAACTCTTGAATGGACTTCTTTAGCTTCGCCGATTTTGAGTCTAATATCTCGAATGCTTGCGCGTCAGGAAGCTGGCCAACCTGCTGCAAAATTGAAAACTCGCTGCTGTTTGGATTGATTCCAGTTCTCTGGAACGTCTTTGCGGCCCCGGCGTCACCTGCGGCGTAATCAGCCTTCAGTTTGCGAATCTTGCCAAGGATTGCTGCGTACTTATCCAGCGACACGCCAGAGTGATCCGCAGCTTTCTGCAAAGCCTGCACCTCTGCGGTGGTGATGTTAAGCTGGTCGGCTAGATCCCCAATTTTACCCGCCGCGTTTGCGACTTCCTTAACCCAAGCTGCTATTGCGGCAACACTGAACGCCGAGGCCACCTTTGACCCGATAGCCGCCATCGAGCTGGAGACACTACCCTCAGCCTTCTTCAAGCCAGCATTGAACTCAGTAGAGTCAATCCCAAGTTTGGCGACTAGTCTGAACAGTGCCATTACGCAGCCCCTTTCGCCTGAATCTCCTTCTCCCACGACTCAACCTGCTCAAGCGCATTGGCCAGCCGTTCCGTCACGAAGGTAACATCACCCCTAGACTCGAGAAGCGCTCCCACCAGTTGATTCAACCGCTTCACAGGCATGTCAGTCGCATCCTTGACCGACATCCCAAGCTCGCCAACAGCCAAGGCCAGCTTGCTGATGTACCACGGAGCGGACTGCGGCTTCATGCGTTTCGCAATCTTCTCGTCGCCCGTGTCGATGGTTGGTCCGCCGCATTGGGCGGTAAACCATTCGCTGAACCGTTCGGCCTCGGCGGTAAAGTCCATCTTTGCCGTCTTGCGCCCGCGCCATGCCATGAACGGACGAGCCCACCACTTCCGTATATCCGCTCGCGATTCATCCGCCGGTTGAGCGCACAGGAAAGCAGCCAAGGCCAAGTCCCCAATCTCAAACGGTTCCCCGCGTGCAATCGGTGAGTTCATCTCGTCCATCAGCAGCACATGCCCAAGCGTCAACGGGCCACGCAGAACGAATCCCAGCACCATCACTGGCTGGATTTGCTCCGGGTGTTGCCAGTCGGTGAACACGGTTAGGAGATGATGGCAGCGCCGCCGGGGATGCCCGGGAATCGTCGAAGCGTGACGGATTTACCGGCAGCGCCAGCGTTTTGCAGGCTCACGGAATCGGCGACCACATGCCAGCGGTAAGTGGACAGCGTCCCAAAAGTGGGCGTCGTGCTGCTCACGTTGAATGCGTCGGTCCAGACACCCGCAGCGATCACGGGCATTCCGGTTATGACGGCAGTGTAACCGCGACTGATAAGCGTCGCGGAAAGCAGCGCGTTGGCGACCGTGGTGCCGAACGGCTTCAAACGGAGTGACGCCTCGATGAATTCGCCAGTGTAGTGAACGCCAACGATCACGCCCTCATAGTTCAGCGTCTGAGTTTCCGCGGCTTGAACGCTGATGTCCACAGACTCCCACTCCGGCACAACCCACGCGGCACCGAGGCTAGTGTTGCTGAGGTTGTAAATGGTGATCTGTGGCTTACTTCCAGCCGCTGCCGAAATTCCACCGTTAATTGCTCCACCTTGCGTAATCATGGCGTTTCCTTAGATGAGATTGTGATTCTGAAAGGGAAAATTGTCTCCAGTTTTCTACCCTCGCGCGTGAAGCGTTGGCCCTCCGGATAAATGGCAGACAACGTCAAGCCGGGGTGACCGCTTATAGCTTCGTAAAGCTCAACCTCGTCAAGCATCGCATCCGATACCGTGATAGCGTTGGCGTTGTGCGTGGAAACCAGCGATTGCTCGGTGCTGCTTCGAACGGTGATCGTCACTGCGGCGTTGATGACGGGCACAGTCGGCATCTCATTCTCGCCACCTTCAACCGATACGATCACCGCCGGAACCGCGACGTACTCACCCAAGATGCCATACTGATCCTCGTCCGCGTGCGCACGGTTGGACATGCCCGTGACCGACTCTGCGAACGGACACAGCGGAGTCAGGTACGCGACCAGAACAGCCTCAAGGTTGAGCGTGACGGAGGAGTTCATAGCGGCTTCACCATGTGCTCGTTGCAAACACCCTGCATGTGTCGCGCAAGTTGCTGCTGCATCTCCGTGGTCTCGTCCGCAATGGCTCGGCTGAAAGCCTCACCGTAAACCGCACCCACGCGCCCGTCTTGACCGTTGGCGATGTTCACGGCCATGTCAGCGATTGAGGTTGGAGAGAACCCATCCCGCGCGGGAGTGACGAAAGCCCGCGCACCCTTGTGCGCCCCTACGTTGCTGGCGTCGGCTCCGTACTGCTTGGCAAGCGCGATCAGCGCGGCGTTGCCCTTGATGCTAATGCCGCCCGCTTTCTTGGTCTGGCGTCCGAACTGCGTAAAACCCTTGTTTCCGGGAATCAGGCGTATGGCTTTGACGACTACGCTTTTCAGGTAGCCCACAGAGCCAACGCTCTGGCGCATGACCTTTGCCGCAGCGGCACGCATGGCATCAGCGCCCGCGAGTCTGTCCTTGCCTTTCCACGGCGTGCTGCGGCCCTCCATAATCTCGCGATGCACGGCGATCTTGTGGACGCGACGGAACACCCGGCCAGCGCCAACCTTCTTTCCGGTGCGCCTGTCCATGCGCCGTTCACCGATTGGCTCGCGGAGGTTGTTGCGGATCCGGTTGCGCTGCTCCTGCGGGCTCTTGGGGGGCAAGATCGCCAGCGCCCGAACCAACAGGAAGAACAGCCGCGCATTCAGGAACTCAGGCAAAGTCCGGCTCGTCGTCGCGAGAAGCTGCTTCGTCGCGGCGTGAAACTCCGTCATGTCAATTGAGACAGTGGGCGTCACGGAATCGGCTCGAACATGTCTGCAAGCGTGGTGTCACGGAACCAGGTTGGCGCGGGCTCCTGCTGTCCTTCCTGAAGCAGCCCGATGTACTTCTGGCCGTCGATTTCCTTCTCGCCGTAGAAATGGAACACGTTCGGCAACTGCGGGCCTTCAGCGGGTCCACCAGCGACTAGGAATTTGTGGCGGTATTTCATTGTGGTAAAACCTGTGCGGGACCAGCGTAAACAACTCCTGGACTCATGATCCATTCGCGACCGTAGAACTGATCGTGAACAATGACCCCGATGCTTGAGTCTCCTTCCAGGGTTCTTGAAACGATTGCGCCTCCGCCGTATTCGTCTGGAATCTTGAACATCACGCGCTCTTTCGGTGGCTCGGTTGCAGCAAGCGCAGCCTTCAACCCTTCAGCCGCTCCAGTGATAGCAGGCTTTAAGTAAACACCGTTGTCTAAAGTAAAAGCGCCTCCATTTAACGCATCAACTAACTGAGGTACGATGGTTAGAACAAGCGTCGCGTTTCCGCTGGTGAATGCGCTGTTGCCAGTTGAAGCCAGAGCCAGTGCGAACGCCTGAGCATCCCACTTCTCCTGGGCAACCAGTTCATTCAGACCAGCAGACGCCGCCTGATACGCTGGCCGACGCTCAGGCTTCGCCTTCAGGTCGATAGTTGCACCGATCTGAACCGCGAGACGGACTCCGGTATTGATTCGTCGAATGTTTGACGCCTGCTGCTCTTCTGGGGTCTGGCTACCGGTGGTAGCGCACCCAGGCGCGAAGGCGAGACAGGCAAGCAAGGTGAGGAATGGGAGAACGAATTTTGGAGGTTTCATAACGTAAGGACTGCGAGATCAAGTGCGTTGGCCATAGCTGCATGCCCGTATGGCGTCGGGTGGACTTTGTCGTTGGTCATTGCTCCGACGATTTCGATGGTGTCTCCAGCGGTTGGCGCAACTGCGAGCGGTGACAGAAGTGAAAGCGCGGACGTTGTATTGCTGACAATCACGCGGGACACTCCGTTGTGCAAAAGAGTCTGCCCTATATGCGCGGAATCCACAAGCGCATCTGATACCGAAACTAGAGAAACTGTCGGCGTGCCTGCCGCCGTGGTCGTCTTAATGACTGGTGACGTTTTCCAATGCTGCACCGATGTTGGAGACGCGCAAACGTGCGGACGCTTATCAATGAAGAAGTCCAGAACGCTTCCTACAAGCGATTGAGCCCATGCGTTCAACTCGTCTGCCGCCGTGTAAGACCACCCAACAACCTGCGTTTGATTCTCGGTCGTCTTCCATCCGTCACTGGATGCAGTGCGCGGGTCGATTGAGCATTGCCCGATCTTCTTAATGCCAGCCGCACGCTGCATTGAGTACAGCTCGAGCGCAGCTGCTTTGATAGACTCGACCGAATAGCCGGACATCAGCTCGTTGGTCATGCCATCGTTGATGACTATGTCGCAGTTCTGGAGCATGCGGAACCGGTGCGCCCAGTTGGACCGCTGGTTGCCAATCATCCAGATGTAACCGTTTCCGCCAGTAGGAGCCAGATAGACGGCCCGGCTGTGACCAATCTTGCGAAGAAGCCACCCGCGACCTGTTCCAGTAGAGGTTTGGCCCTTGGCCTCAAAGTCTCCGATGCCCTGAGTGATAGACATCCATCCAGCAAAGATGGAAGGCGTTTGCTTCCGCTGCTCGCACCCACCAAGCGGGAGCCCAACAATCTGCGAAGGGATCACCCCGGACACGCTGCCAATGACGCAGGAAGGGCTCCCCTGCATGCGCGTATTCGCGGGAGAAGATCCAGACAGGCTGATGGTGTAGGTGCCTACTCCACCCGTTCCAGCGGTTGTGATGGTCGTTCCAGCAGCAACCCCGGTTCCACTGATCGGCATCCCGTTGTGGATGTATCCTGAAAGCATCTGGGTCACCGTAAGCGTGGTGCCACTGATGGACCCAATGAACTGAACGCCACCACGGAAATGAGATGCAGCAAGCGCAACCTCCTTGCCGTAATGCGCGATTCCAATCGTTGCACCGGGTCGGGAGGCTGAGTCTCCGATTGAATCAACCCTCGGCCAGTATTTCTGATCATCGGTCAACTGCCCGGTTTCAGCGACTCCGTTGGTCGTGATCGTGATGGTGTCTGACTTGCGGGTGTTGCAGTCGATTCGGAACTTGAGGAACTGACCCTCAGCAAAGAAGCCTCCAACCGGATCGCAGCGAACCGAAGTTCCTGGGATCACCTTGTACCAGTACCGGCCAGACCACGAAAGGAAGTGCCACTGCCCGATCTCGCCATTTCCGAACTCATCGGAGCAACGGATGAACGAGACAAGCACCTCGAACGGGTTCTTGAATGGTCGCTCAGTAAGCCCGAAAGAGTCGAAGTTGCTTGGGCGCTCAAAGCCATCAAACGCAACCTGCAAGTCCGTGTGATCACCGACAACCTTGGTAACCCAATTCGTGGTGCCATGGCCCATGTTCTCATAGTCGGGATTGTATCCCCACCAACCGAGGACCGTAGTGCAGATTTTGGGTGCGTTACTCATGCGGAAGCGATCTTGAATGAGAATGCCAGGTGATGTCGGATGCGTTTGACCAATGACGCAGACGGGTTTGGTGTGATGACGACTAAGGCAGCAATTTTACCGGCCAGCCTTTGCGCCGATGTGCTTGCTCCACCAACCCTGGCAACGAGTGAATCAGTTGCTGGGCCTACACCAGCACCAGATGAGAACGCCACTGATTGGGCTGTTCCACCATTGACCGAGCAGCTACCAGTCCCACCCGCGTAGTCGGATGTGATGCTTGCTATTGATGGGTTGGCTGGAGACCCGGCATTGGCTGTCACCACGTTGCTGTCAGCGTCAAGCCGACGGAATGAACCGAGAACACGCATCGTGCTTGTGTCCACTGGGCGAATTGAGAACCGGCTAGCACCAGCCGATGTGCCGCTAGACATGAAAATCGAATACTGGACGGCGTCAGTCGTCGCGGTGCACTGGTGCACACATAGCGCAGTGATCCCAGTTGCTCCGTTTGGAAGCGCAAGCGCAGAGGCCCCGAGGTCGTAGCAATCGTCCGTCCCGTCGAATACAAGCGCGGGCTGCCCGTTGATGGATGGGTTCCGGTACGTTGGGCGACTGCCAGCCGTCGATTGGCTTGCAGTGATGCTTGCAACCGGCCTTGAAGCCCACGTTTGAAGCGTAGTGTTGTCCGCCTGACCGGTAATAAATCGAGCGTCCAGGGCGATTGGTGCCCCGGCTTGCGCTGGATTCAGATGTCGGTTGCGGCGGTGCATTAGGACAGGCCAAACGTGATTGAGACGGCGATGAGTCCGGCGTCTACCCCAAGGGTTCCTCCGTCGCGGTACACTTGGAACTTGGCTTGACCGCCAGCAGCAGGAGAACCAGCAATGGTGATGGCAGCGGTTGCCGGCGAAATCTCTTCGTCTCCGGCGGTTGTAAGCGTGTCCGTCGCGGTCTGCGCTGTGCCGTAAGCCTGGTCCAAAGCCGAAGAGTCGGTGACCGCTCGAGCCTGAAGCCCGAAGATCACCGTTCCGGATCCACTGGCAGCAATCCAAGTGAAGGTCGCGGTTACCGTTCCGCCGTCCCAGTTGACCGGGATTCCGACGATGAAGTTGGCGTATTCACTCGCAGCGAAGTCAAGCGTGTCGTAGTTTACCTTGTTGGTTGCGCTTTCGTAAGAGCCAACGGCGGCACCGTTCGTTGTGCGCGGGATCATTTCCCCGGCAGCGACATGCCGCACGAAAGTCGTCGGGCCAGACCCGCCTGAAGCTGACAGGTTGTAGAGTGGCATAATCAGTTCAAGCGGTTGGCAGCCTCTGTAACTCGAGCGGTTCCTGCGGTAAGGAAGATGCCGAAATACTTCCCGACGACTCCGGGAGGGCTTTCCCAGTACGCGCCGGACGGAATCTTGACGGTGTAGTTGGTTGAGCTGGCGGTCTCGTCAGTAACCGAGTTTGCACCGATCAGAACCGCAAGGATTCCGGCCCCCTCGTTGGTGATGATGACTGAGTTCCTGCTGCTGAAAGTATTCGCAATCAGCGCGGACGAAGTGGATGTGAATGCTGAGGCCATGTTATTTCTTGGACTGGCCAAAGTAGAAGGCCACGATTGAAGTCACTGTGATTTTGAAAGTGTCTGCGTAGCCCTCTGGGTCTTTGAATGTCACCACGCAAAGCGTCAGGACGAGAACAAGTGCCAAGATTCCCCGGAGTGAAATCCCCAAACCGAACGCCTTGAACTTGCTTTCCTCTGTGGACGGGTTGTCACTCATGCGATCATGATTGGCTCAATGCACGGGATGCACTGAATTGGGAGTTGGTAAGGGTCGGGAAGGTCGTCAGGACCTGGGCTTGAAGCCGGTGCGCCGTTTGGATTCGGCGCTGGCGGCATGTAGAACGAACGTCCAGGAAGCCATTCGATGTCGGTTCCAAACCGAAGCGTGACCTTGTGTGTCGGGCTGAATCCGTTGTGGAACAGGCGTAGCGCGGTGAACTGGTCCTTGCAATACTGCGACGGAAGGAACGGGGTTCCGTCTGGCCGATACACCGGATAGAACGAGTTGGACCTATCAGGCCCATACTCCATCTTCATCCGCAGATTCGGAATGCCAGTCGTCAGCCTGTAGTCCGCAAGGATTGCGCGAAGGAAGACCCGCATCGGCGGGATCCACTCTTCGTTGCGCGCTTGGATTTGCTGGTCAGTCATCGGCGAATACCTCTCTGGGAATAGATCGAATCAGCGGACTCAAGGATCTCGACTCGACGCTCCAACTTGCGCTGGCCGTCTTTGATCTCCTGCATAACCTGCGAAGTCACCTTGCGGTCCTCAGCGATTGTCACCTTGATCTCATTAAGATCCTCACGAAGCCCTTTGATTTCATGAAGTATCTCGCCAGCACCAACGGCCTTCGTGAACAGAAGGACTCCAACCGTCACGACTGCCGCATAGTAGGCCAAGGTTCCAATCGTCGATTTGGCTCGATCACTCATGGAATCGTAAGGTTCGTCGTCAGTGTCAGTTGCGCTTGTCCTACCTCGAAAATGTTGGAGGCGTTGTTTCGCAACGTGACCCCTACGTGCGGCTTGTTGCTGAAGTGAACCTGTGGGCATGTGGAATGATTGGTTGCCCAAATCCAGTGACCGATTCCACCGGTGTTCAGCGACATGTCGCGACTCGAGGCGATGTCAACCTGAAGCACGCCAGCAGCGTTTGATGCGCTTGCGGATGACCCGCTTGCCGTGGTGTTCTGGAACATGTAGACGTCAATCTCATCCAGCCTTCCTGAATTGATTATGTCCACCGTTCCTATGTTCATCGTTCCTCCGCTATTCTTTATGATCGCCTGACCGTTCACAGATGGAATGATGTATTCGCAATGCCACCCGTGGATTGTCAGCTTGCCTTGCTGATTGTGGACGCAGATTGGGGTGTTGGCGTTTGTTGAACCCTTGGTGGCCTCGGTATCAAGGCCAGTGATGTCGAATTGCGCGATGTTGTAGAATTGCGGTTTTGTAGACCTGCGCTGAGTGACCAGGGAAACCGATCCGGAAGTTCCAGTCACGGTCGTCGCGATCTCTGACGGAAGCATGTCGAACTTGATCTCTCCGTTCGTAGCATACGTGGTGATAAACTGCCGCTCGTTTAGCGAAGTTCCAACCATCTCAATCCATGATCCAACCTGAATGTTTCCTGGCAGCGTTGCCATCTGCAACGTAACCTGGGTGTTCGTGGTCGTCTTAATCAGGTTCGTGAAAGCCTGGCTTTTTGCAGCCACGCCAGCAGCGAAGTCCTCTCCGAAGTTTTGAAGATACCAACCGCCACCCCAGTTTTCGGTTCCTGACTTGTCCCAGTAGATCGCGGAAATCGCAGCGGTCTCAACCAGGATGTTGTAAAGCCAGTTGTTTGGCGCGGTTTCACTTCCGGTCTCGACGTGGATTCCGTATGCGCACCTGTGCATTGACACGCCGCTGATTACCGCTTGGTACAGCTTCTGTGAGCTTGGATTGTAAATGCACGCCGAGGCGGTGTCTGAGGGTGTTTGATAGCTGTCGTAGACAAGCGTGAGGTTCTGGATTAGGTTGTGGTAACCACCAATCTCGATGATCGGAGTGTTGTCCGTCACCATCATGATATTTGACGTTGAAACGCTGCGCTCACTTGGCAGGGCTGTCACGCCGTGGTTGTCTCCAACTATCGCAAGGCGCGGCACTTCGTGGATCGTTACAACGTAATTATTTGGGACGCTGGCCCGCAACCCTGGGTATGCAAGCTGAAGCTCTCCGGTGCCTGAGTTGTACGCGACTACGCGGTACTCTTCGGATGAGACCTCCTGTGGCGCACCGCTGCTGACTGATGGATTGCCAAACGAGACAGCATCACCTGGAACAAAAGTCCCGCTTCCGGTATCAATCAGGATGTTCGTTGCCCCAACCGAATATCCGCTGGAATTGTTGACCAGATAGCCAGATCCTGTGCCCTTCGTCTTTTTCCTGATCGTGCTTGTGATCGGATAGTCGCCAATCGGAACGTAGAGAACTCCGCCTTTCGTGCGGTCCTGCTGCCAGAATAGCGCCGCCTGGAAAGCGTTGTTGTTCGTGGTGCTGTTCCCTTTGGTGATCGCCCCGAACATCGTCACGTCGATCTTGTTGTTAGGGAAGATCGGTAGCACCTTACCGCTTACACCTGACGCAACAACGCCACCACTCGAAGGGTATTCACTATTCTTGTCCCAGTACCACCAACCGTCCCCCTGCCCTGGTCGTCCGGCATAGTAGGATTTGACCAGGAACACCTCAGCGTGACTTGTTCCGCTTACCGCGGTAACAAGGTCAGCCATGGATTCCACCTCATCAAACTTGGTCGCCCACGGGAGCGTGTTTGTGTTGAGTTGGATGTAGCCTCCGGAAATGTCGATTCCGAGGCCCTGAAGGATGGCGCTAGCGTTTCCGTCACCGCTTCCGGTGGATCGCCCGAACACGGATCCAGCGACTGCGGCTGGCATCTTTGGGAATGTAACCGAGCGGTCGTCAAACGAGATCGTAAAGTCACCTGCGTCGGTCGCAAAAGTGGCGTCTCCCTTGTCGCCAGAAGTCAGCGGTGTAATCAGCGCAACTGAAGTCCCAGAGTTGGTCAAACCTGCTCCAATGGTCAACTCCTGCGGTTTTCCTGAACCGGAAGATCCTCGCCCAAGAAGCCTTGATGCAGCCCCAATGTCCTGCATCTTGTTGTATGTGACTACACCTGGGTCAATTGTGAAGTCAGGCCAAGATACAGTAATGTCCCCGTAGTCACCGTCCGCAATTGTTCCGTCACCACCACCTCCACTTGCCGCCACCGCAGCATTCAGCAGGTTACTGTTTGCGATAAAGAAGTTGGTCGGGTAGGCGATGACGCCGTTCGTCAAGACTGTGACCTGCGGGTTGAAATCAGCCCCAAAGACTGAGCTCAACAGAAGCGAGAAAATTAGAGCGGCGTATTTCATGCGGTGGGCAAATCTTCAAACGCGACACCCGTCTGCGTGCATCCGACCTGGGTAACTCCTCCGAAGGTGGCCACTACCAGTGAGTGATATAATCCAGAAGCCTCGTCTTGCAGCCAGATGGAGCCGTTGATGCAGCGAATCAATGCGAGCTTCTCATCGGTTCCGGTGAAGCTCTTCTTGGTCATCACAACAGCCGAGGCGTCGGACTGATCCAGCTTAACAATGCCGAGCGTGCTGGCCGTAGCAGTGTCAACCGTTCCATCACCAGGGTCTGGATCCCCGCCGAACCACGAAGGTTCAGGCAACCCGGTTACACGCTCCAGGTCGTCAAAGTTGATCTCCAGGTCAGAGTTGGGAACTCGAACTGTGAACCGGCTATGAGGCTGCCCGGCGTAACGCCCGATTGCGGTCTCAACATCATACTCACCAGGCTGTAGCTCGGTCTCAAAAGACCCGTCAGCTGCAGTCTCCACGGTGTAAGCGTGAAGCATCGTCAGCGATCCGCCGTTGAACATCGCCTGTGACCTGCGGTAAAAGTGGATCTTCCCATCGTATGGGGTGTTATCCAACCTCTTCAGGGTCCCGACTATGGTAGGAACAGCCATTGGTTAAGCGGGTCCGGTGTGCAAAGTGAAAGCATCCCAAGCATTGGTGATGTAATGAACCTCGAGCGTAATGCGGACGACTGCGTTGCGTTCTCCGGTCGTCTTAACATCACACTGAGACCCTGTGGGTTGGCAGAACTTAACCAGGCCACCGAAGAAGCGATCCGCGCCAATGGCTTCAAATAGATCAGCCTCCAGATCCCTCATTGCAGCCACCGCATCATCGCGGTCAACCAGGGCTCCAACCTCCACAGATAGCGCGTGCTCATGCACCGTGCTGTCCTGCGAAGTGATCTCAGACGACGCATCACGAATGAAACAACATGGCTTTTCGTGCGGCTGAAACGGCTCTCCCATCGGGTCGCGCCACTCAAAGACATTCAGGCCTACATCCGTAAGGTATCCGGCATCAATGCGGATGGTTTCGAGCCGTGCCCGAATAGCCTCCATCACCTGTTGCCGGATTGGTTTCATTTCTCAGAGTACAGATGCAAACGGGCGTAACCTCTGCGGCTTTTCATCTCTACATCACGAACCTTGAAGGTCTCGTTGTCGGCGGTGTTGATTGAGTCGCCACTCTGCGGGTTGCTTAACTCTGACAACTGAACAAAAAGCGAAGGATCAGTTGTTGCGATCCCGATCCCCTCCATCTCCTGACGGTTGAATGGATCGAACCGGATTACGGTGATTTGCCTGACCGTGCAGGACTTGGTTATGTACATCGCATCCTCGCCGAATTGGTCGAAGACTAGGCCCACAACCGCGTTGGCTGAGTCCAAGGCGCTCACCGTATGAAAGAGGGCCAGCCAGTTGCACCGGCTGGCCCTTGAAACAACAACCCAATGAACAGACCGAAATTAGAACCGCAGAGAGCCGGTCGCGGAGAGGGCCGAGGCGTCCGTGGTGGAAGCGCCAGACACAACCTTCCAGCGTCCATAACGCTCGGAGTCAGACGGAAGGCGAAGGCGATGAATGCTCGCCCCAATACCAGCGCCACTGGCTCCGGTCAGAACCTTGCTATAGACCGTCCGAGCCACCGTCGAGAAGTTGGAGGCAGCGGCCAGCTCAAAGCTGACAGTGAATGTCCGGGTATCAGGCGCGATGGTCGCATTCAGCGCCGGAATCGAGAGCTCCACCTCAAAGTCAGACGACTTGAACGTGTCGGTTCCGAAGTCAATGGCAGCGCCGTTGACGGTGGTGGACGCAGCGGCAGGCAGTGTGAGAGCCGCCGGGTTGAGACTCGCGTCCTGGATGTTACGGGCAAATTCGTTGGCCATAAGTCAGATGAGATCGGAAGTTATTGATTACCGAATCGCCTCAGTGCTGAGCAATGAGTCGGTGACGATGATAGGGATTCCGTTGGACTCGGTCGGAAGGGGGCCGATGGGAACCTCGGACTTTCCGCCGGTGTTGCTTGTGGCCATACGGCTCACCTGCAACTGATACCGGGAGCGCCGGTTCATGAACCAGTAGTCGGGCACCCACTTAAGCTGGGACAAGAGCTGCGCCAGCTTCGCGTCCGTGCAGGTCTTCCCGGAGTCGGCGGTGACGTTCTTCAGTGCGCAGACGGCGTCCTTGTTGACCCACTGGAAGCCAACCCAGCCCTGAAGGGAGTTGATCCACGCATCAAGCTCCTTGGAGCTTCGGGTAATGCGCTGCTTGGTCCACTCACCAATCGAAAGCACTGTGTCCCGACCGAACACCATGGATCCGTGTTTCGGGCCAACTCGAACGCCGTAGACGCTGGAGCAGGTGCCGGCGGTGGTTCCGGCGGCGTCCAGGATGTAGGACGCATCAACAATGCTCTGCGCGCCAGGGAATCCCTTGGTGTCGTTTCCGGCCCCGTACCAAACCTGTTTGCCTAGGTGAAGAATCGAGGCCTGGGCGTGCCCGTCGGCCTCGATCATTTTGGCGTGATCTTCCCCCTGGTCGTCAGCCTGCGCGGCGGCGATGTCGATCTCCATCTTGCCGTCCAGATAGAAGCACTCAACCAGCTTGTTCTCGTATGTGGACCGGGTTGTGTTGACACCCTCATTCACAGCGCGGAACTGAGTCGCGGGAAGCGCAGTGCGGTGCAGCGTCTTGTAGCTGGTTCCGCTAATCGTTCGCGCCGGAAACAGGGTGGTCTCCGGTGCCAGATTGAGGTTTTCCTCGATGAGGCCAACAACAGCGTCTGAGCCATTGATCTTGGCCAGATCCAGCATGTTGAGATATTCGTTTGGCATGATGTGTTAAAGTGAAGTTGGAATCGTCAATCAGTGCTTCTTCGTCTTGGAAGCTGACTCGGCCTGGAAAGCTGCGAACGTTCGGGCAAGCCCTTTGAGATTGGGCTTGGTCTCGTTGTCAGCGACAGAGCCCTTCGGGAGATCGGCGGCCTTGACCCCGGCCTTCGCAGCGATTGCGACAGCCTGCTTGCTGGGGTTTGCTTGAAGATCCTTCAGCGCGGTCTCAGCGGCATCCTTTGCGGCGACGGCAGCGGCAACCTCAGCAGCCTTGGCATCGTTCGCGGCCTTCACTTCAGCGGCAGCCTTCTCAGCCTCGGCCTTTGCGGCAGTGGCTTCGCCTTCCTTCTCGGCCAGCCCAGCCTTCAGCGAATCACGCTCGGCCTCTGTAGCGGCCAGCTTGTTCTTGAGGTCGGCGGCTTCTACGCGAGCGGAGGCCAGATCATTCGCCAAAGCGGGAGCGCCTTTTACGGCTGCCAGAATCTCCCGAAGCATCTCCCCGACATTTGCGAGCGTCATCCCACCTATGCCCGCAACCGCAACTAGGTCCCGCTCAATCTTGCGTATTACCCAATGTTTTCGCGGCTTCTACTGCTGCGCCCAAGCCGCTCGCGAAATCGTCAACAAAGCCACCTTCCAGCGCCTGAATGCCGGACACGGAACGCCCATCCAGCATCTCAAGCTGAACCTCCGGACGGAACCCAACCACAGCGGTTCGGAACTGGTCGCCCAATGAGTCAACCTCTCCCTGAATCACGGCGCGCTGCGCATCAGTCAAACTGGTGCCTGGGTATCCTGCAGCCTTCTGCTCCCCGCTCTTGAAAAGCTCAGTCTTTACCCCCAGTTGCTCATACATCGCCGACACGTCGAGAAGCGCAGAATAGACTCCAACGGAAGCAACGTTTGCGGTGGATCGGGCAAGGATCAGATCTGAAGACGCGGCGATCCAATACGCAGCTGAGCAGCAATCCCCGGCGGTGTACGTCACCACCGGCTTGTCCATTCTCGCCACAAACTCAGCAAGCTCAACGGATCCGTTGACCGCGCCACCCGGGCTGTCGATGTCTATAACCACAGCAGAGACGTTTTTGTCGTTCTCTGCCTCTGCCAGCAGTTCCTCAATTTCCTCGGTGTCGGTGGCCCACGGGAACCACCCCCGGCAATCGCGCATCAAAACCCCGCGAATCGGGATGATGCGAACCGATCCTCCGGATTCCACCTCTGGCTCCTCGTTGGTCTTTTCGCAGGCGTCGCCTTCGTCTGAGTCGTCCCCGCGAATGCGCGAGATGCGGCGGCAGACGGTTGCGAAGCTGGAGAACCGAGCGGCAATGGAGTCGTCTGGAAGTCGGATGGGTTTCATTGCTCGGAATCGGTGGTGCTTGTGGACTCGCTAACAGTGACTTGCGCGCCGGTAGGAGTTGGCATCGCAAGCAGGTTCAGAGCTTCGGAGATTGAAATTCCAAACTTCTCGGAAAGCTCGCTGGCGTCTGTTAGCAAAACGATTGCCTCATTTTTCTTCTGCTTGCTCACGTCCTCATTCCAAAGACCGCGGGCAGCGCATACATTCTTTTGGGTCGTGATACCCGCACGCATCTCCTGAAGCGCGACATCGGAATCATACTTGGCGTCGGCAGTCTTTTTCGCGGCAAACTGATACTCCCAGCGCCACCAGTCGTTATCTTCTGGTAGGCGACCAGCCTTGATCGCCTTTGCTATTCTCCATGGGTCAATCCACTTGCGCACTTTGCTGACGATCCTCTCTCGGATAGAGCGGCACGTGTCATTGATCCCGCTTAGAACCACACGCATCTGCGCACCGCCCGCTTGGGTCGGGTCAAGCCAGTAGTCAACCGACCATCCAAGGCCGTGGATTGCGTGCCTGATCGTGTCAGCCTTGAACGCCTGCTGGTTCATGGTTGGCCGGTCTGCGGTTACCGCCTCAAGCTTTGACTGGCTACCGGCTCGATAGTAGGTGGTCTCGCCTTCCTCAATGTTGGTGGTGAACTTAGGCGCAACCGCTTCCGTCGTGGATGTGGCGTCAACTCCAGGCTGGACAATCTCTCCAACCCCTCCGTCCGCCTCGCCGGTTTCCGTGTGCTCAATGAACGCACGGCCTGCGAACGTCTTCTGAGATATCAGCTCCAGCTTCCGCGCCTCATGCACGTCTTGCACGCTGATGGCAGCGCAAGCCAACCACGAGAATCCACGAACCTGGTCGGCATACAGCGGCTTGAAGATCAACCGCATGTCATTGACCGAAAAGTCTTTGTCTTGGTCTTTGGTCTCGCCAAGCACCCGATAGCCTAGCGTCTCCATTGAGTCGCCGACTATCACTCCGTCAATGATTGTGGCACCCTCAAATTGACCCTCCGTGATGCGCATCTTGCCCACGTTGCCGCGTGTCCCAATGCGGTGGGCCGGTATCAACTGAATCTTCGGATCTCCCTGCTCGTTCTCGGTAAGCAGGATTCCAACGTCACCGTCCCGGATGACGTGCAGGACGATCAGAAAGTCATCATCCGCCATCGTGAACGGGACCCCACGCACATCAATCCAGCGGTCGTTGTCGTACAACCAGTTCTCAGCGGCCTTGCCCCACTCTGAGTTCTCGCCGTCGTACTGGGGCTGAACAATCTCCGTGGCGTGCTCAGCCATCTGGTTCAAACACCCGAACACCGTAGGGTCGTTCTGGTATAGGTGCCGACCGACTGTCATCAGTGAGATGCGGTCCCATCCATTGAGCAGCGCGTAGGAATCCCGGTCCGCTGGCGCGTACTGCTCCCGCTTGATTGAAGACTTGGACGCAGCAGAGAACCCACGTGCCGCCGTGTTAAAGTAGCTCCAGCCGGATCCGGTTCCGCGCCTGTCGTTCAGCTTGTAGGATGGAACGGCCATTATCGGAACCCAGTCATTTTGACCGACGTGCGGGTAACGGCGGCGATTTCGTCGATGGGATACTTGTCCGGGTCCAGCCGGTTGAGAGCGTAGTAGAGCTTGGAGATCGTCGAGTTGGGACCCGAGGTCATGATGTTGCTGAAACTCACGCCCTCAATGCCGCCGCTGATTGCGGACATTCCAAGCCCCTCAGCCTTCTGGGCCTTGTCCAGCATGCCCTCTAGCCATGCTTGGTCTTTCCCGATAAACGGATTTCGCGGCATCCTATCATTGCGACCAAACGCAACTAGGTTCATGCACCTGCATTGATTTTGCGCCGTATATGCCCAATTGTGTGCCGGATGTGCTGCTGAGATACACCAAGCGTCTTCGCAAGTTGGGCGGTGGTCTCTGGTGGAATCTGCCCCCTGCGGATTACCATGCACGCGCACAAGAATGAGACGCCAACCTTTGACGCCCTGCGGTCAACGCGGTCGATGCTCATGATTCCCTCTCCGCAAATATTGAGCAGCCTTGTTAGCGTCTGGATCGCTGATGCCTCGGCAATCTCGCGGGCAATCTCCTGCGGCTTCTCGCGCATCCTTTCCTCAAGAGCGTCCCAGTCGAAGTCTGCCGCCAGTACGGTTTCGACGGTTTCACCGTCTGCGCTGCGCTCAAAGGCTAGGAATGGGTCGTTCATAAAAGCTGTGTGATCGTTGCAATCAAAACTGACTCTTTCCCGCAGTCGCGGGCGTGGTTGTTTCCGGACGGACAGGCCCAGTACATTTCCTCCTTGCCGGTCATCTTGTTGACCTTGCGCTTGCGGAACTCCGACGACATCTGCCGGTCGTACTCGCGTCCCATCTCGGTTTCGGAATCGCCTTCGGGCTCAATCCACAGGCCACGGTCAATCAAGTCCTGCATCCGGGCGGTCATTGGTGACGCAAGGAACCGGATTTGTGGC